CTCAACTTTTTGACGACTGGTGCCAAAAACATAAAATTGAAACATCATTTTCTGTAGACGAAATAAAAGAAATCAGAGTAAAGTTTTATGAAGATGAGCATGATAGGCTCAGTAATGATAACCTATACACCCTTTGTAAGATTCATCACGAAAGACTACATAATATTTATGGTCAAAGATACAGTAATCATTTAGCTAGTAAAATTATAACTTGGTTAAATATACAAAGGGAAAAGAATGGCTAGAGACGTTCCAGTTTGGAGACAATGGGTTTCTGAGAAACTAAATCCTGCACAGCCTTCGCTTGCTGCAGCAGAACCATATGCAAGTCCAGAAACTATTCTTGACTTTGAGCAAGCTTATAGAGAAGTTGAAGTTGTTAATCGCTCTATTGAAATGATTATTAATGGTTTGATTGAAGTTCCTATTATTGTTGAAGGTGGTGGCGCTGTTAAAAAGATAGATAAGCTTTTAAATCGTTCACCAAACCCATTTGAAGATAGAGTCAAGTTATTTCGTCGAGCTTTCCTAGATTATCTTTTAGACGGTAATGCTTTTTTCTACTATGATCGTACTAACCTTTATGTACTACCCGCTAATGATATGGAAGTTATTCCAGACGATAAAACTTTCATTTCACATTTTAATTTCTTAGTAAGAAATATTCAGTCTTCAAGTGTTTATGGGTATGGTAAGCAAACTACAAGACAAGAATCAGCTCTTAAATTTGGTACTGATGAAATTATTCATATTAAGTCTGATAATGAAGATAGTATTTATCGAGGCGCTCCTAAGTTAAAATCAATTAAAAGGTTAATTGAACTTTACTACTACTTAATTAACTTTCAACGTCAGTTCTTTAAAAATAATGGTGTTCCAGGTCTTGTTTTACAAACCGATTCTGTTTTGAGCCCAAAAGTTAAAGAAAGACTACTAGAGCAATGGAGACAGAGCTATTCTACTATTTTTGGCGGTGCAAGAAGCCCTGCTATTTTAGACGGTGGATTAAAGATTGATAGGTTTTCAGATATTAAGTTTAGTGAACTTGATTTTGAAGCTTCTGTAGAGCGAGTTCAACAAGATATTGCAAAAGCTCTTGGTGTTCCTTATGTTCTATTAAAGAGTGGTAATAACGCTAATATTTCTGCAAACCAAGTTCTATTTTATAATCATACTATTATGCCAATTTTAGAACAGTTTTGTAGTGCATTTTCTCACTTCTTTAACTCAGATATTATTATTCGCCCTGATAGAGCTGCAGTTTCTGCTCTCAGAGCCGATGAAAAGACACAAGCTATGTACTATTCTACATTAGTAAATACTGGTATTATCACACCTAATGAAGCTAGAATAGGATTAAGATTCCAACATCGTGATGATTGTGACGATATTAGAATACCACAAAATATTACAGGAAGTGCTGTAGATCCTTCACTAGGAGGAAGACCCTCCGAAGGTGATCAAAATACAGCTCCTGATCCTACACAAGGGGATAACCAGAATGGATAAAATGTTTCATGTTTACAGCCCTTTGACTGTCGAGAAAAGTGCTTCTTCTAAGAAGAAAAAAGGTCTAAGAATAGCAGGGTATGCTAACACCACCGATAAAGATCGGGCGGGTGATATTATTACATCTGCGGCTTGGGCTAAAGGGGTGGACTACTATCGTAAGAACCCTGTTCTTCTTTATCAGCACAATCACGACAAGCCAATTGGGCGTGTTGAAAAGATTTCTGTAGATCGTAAAGGCATTTTTGTTGAAGCTTACGTAAGTGACGCAGCAGAAAAACTTCACGGTGTACAAACACTAATTAATGACGGAGCTTTAAAGAGTTTTTCTGTAGGCTTCAGAGTTAAGGACGGTCGTTATGACCGTAATACAGACACAACTATGATTACTGATGTAGAACTTCATGAAATCAGTGTTGTATCTGTGCCTTGTAACCAAGAGAGTTTATTCAGTGTTAGAAAAAGTTTTGAATCTAATGCTGAGTACGAAGCTTTTAAAGAATCACTTAAAAAGGACGCTTTAAAAGATGAAGTGAAAATGATGGAAGGCATTTACGTTGGGATTACTGGTAATAAGCAGGGTCACTACCATACAATTGAGATGGATTCAAGTGGCAATGGTGTTACTACCTACTCCTCACACGGCCAAAAGCATTATCACAAAATTGTGAATTATACCGTTGAAGAAGCAGAAGGACATAGTCATGAGATTGTGTTCCTTGTTCAGCCTTCTAATAGTGTTGATTCACTTGATAAACCAGAAGAAGAGTCTAGGCCTATGTCTCCTAGCGAGTCAGAAGCGAACGGTTCTAGCAAGAACCCTAACTATTCTTCTGTAGTTCTATATTCTGAATCAGAGGAGAACACGATGACTAAAGAAATCGAAGAAGTAATCGAAGACGAAGTCACTGTAACTGCTGAAGATGAAGAGAAGGAAATTATTAAGGAAGTCAATCTTGATGAAGACCTTGAGACACTATCTGAAGATGATGATGAACATGAGGATATTACCCTTTCATCAGACCCCTATCAGCCTATTCCTTTCGTGAATCTTCTAAGTGCAGAGACTGCACAAATTAAAAATGGTGCTTTTGCAAAATTTAACGAAAAGCGGTATCAAGTAACTAAAATTGCTACCGCCCAAAGCCCCAATTTTCAATTTTTAGAAGTTGACTTAAATGGTAAATCATTAGATAATACTATTACAGTAAAAGCTGAAGATTTATCAGTAGTTAATTTCTGGGAGCTAGACTCACAGTATGATTTAACTGTGGTTTCTACAGAATTTAAGAGTTTAAGTGACTCAGAAAGAGCTTCAATTAAGAGCGATTTCGAATCACTGGTAACAGTTTCCGAACAAGAGCTTTATGCAGTAAAAGAAAACGAAGCTGTTAAGAACAGCGAACTTTTACAGGAAAAGCTAAATAAAACACTAAACTTACTTACTACACCATCATCAGAATGGAATGACACAAATTATCACATTGCTAATATGATGTTAAATAACATCAATGAGCTTAAGAGTATTGACTGCGAAGATGGCGAAGAGACTTCCAAGTATCTAGCCTTATTAGTAAACGGTCATAAGACTACTAAGACTATAAAGGAGAATGAAACAATGGCAACCGAAAACACAGGTGATCCAATTGTACTAGAGACTGAAAAGAAGGCTGCCCCTGTAACTGAAGAGGTTACAGAGAAGGCTGAAAAGGAAGTCTCTGTAAAAGTTGGTGACAACAACACAGAGAAGCTAGTCGAGAAGGCTGGTGAAGCTGTTCTACGTGAGGCCGATGAGGCTGAGCGTAATGGTGAGGCAACTCGCAAGACCCGTGAGGAGCTTGACGAGCTTAAGTCTCAGATTTCAAAGTACAAGGACGAGATCAAGGCTATTTCTGAGAGCAAGCATGTTTATCAGGCAGAGCGTTCACGTTCACAGTTCAGCGAGAAGGAAATGGCTAACGCTTTCCTACTTGCTAAGGCACTTAATCGTCGTGACCCCTTCGATACAAAGATGGGTGACAAGATCAAGGCTGTTACATCAGTTGATCAGTTCTTAAGCAACTTCTCAACAAACATTTACGAAGAAATGGAGCAGCAGCTCGTTATTGCTCCAATGTTCGATAGAATCCAGGTCGATGCAAAGACATTCCGTGTCCCAGTCGCCAATGAGGATACAGACGATCAGGTAGCACAGTTCGCTTCTGGCACATATGCCACAGGCGTTGGTGATACTTCAAACGTCCCAACCTCAAACCAGCAGGCCATTAGCTCTGTGGACTTTACTCCACATAAGTTCATGGTTACAACACATCTTGCTAAGGATGAAGAAGAGGATACAGTTCTTCCTCTCATCGACTTCCTTCGTCGTGCAGCAACCCGTCGCCTATCACGCTCAATTGATAAGGCAATCCTTCGTGGTACTGGCGCCCTAACAGGCTTCACAGGTAACCCAGGTGGCACATCAACATATGCCTCTGTTGTTAAGGGTATCACCACAATGGTTAACCAGGTTGCTACAAACGGTCTTACCGTCCGCACAGCCGATGGTGATACAAAGGCTACAGCAGCTAATATCGCCTCCGCCCGTGCACTAATGGGCAAGTACGGCCTACAGCTTGGTGACCACCTCGTGTATCTAACCACAATTGAAGGTTACAACGAGCTAGTCACAACTTCCGACTTCCGCACAGTCGATAAGTTCGGACCAAACGCCACATACCTAACAGGTTCTGTTGGTGCTATCTACGGTATCCCAGTTGTTATTTCTGAGTTCCTAGATAACGTTGGTTCTAACTCAGCTGACATTGGTGCTCTAGTCTACAAGCCAGGCTTCATGATTGCAGAACGTCGTGGTATTGAGATCGAGAGTGAGTACGAGCCACGCCAGCAGGTCACAGCGATGTACATGAGCACACGCTTTGACTTCAAGGCTCTCTCAACTGTCGGTAGCGGTGCAAACGTTAGCACAACATACAGCTACGCTGCAACAATCAGAACACTTGCCTAATTTTAATTAGCAAATTTCTGATAACCTTAGATGGAAGAGGGAGGTAGGTTAACCTGCCTCCCTTTTCCTACTTATAAATGAGGAGAAAATTAATGCTTGAACATGTTATGAATATTGACGACGAGGAAGAAGCTCGTAGAATTTTAATGAAGCTTGGTAACGGCCTTACTCAAGTTGATATGTATATTGCTGAGTGGAAGACCGCAAAAACTGCTGCAAAACCCGCTCCAATAAAACAAAAAGTAGTAACTGCAGCCGCTGTTGAAAAAGAAACAGCTGCTCCAGCTAAGTCAAAAACCACTATTATTAAAAAGTAAGAGAGGGTAAGAAATGTCTAGTAATTATGGAAAATATCCATTTGTTTCTTTAGTACAGATAAAAAACTATTTAAATATTACAAGTTCTAATGAAGATGCTAGACTTAGCAATCTCTTAGCTTTTGCTTGCGGTGCAGTTGAAAATTATATTGGACATGAAGTTTTAAGTAACTCTTATTCTGAAGTGTTTGATGGGGGAAAATCTTCCGTTTTTGTATCTAGACTACCTCTACAAAATGTTCATTCTGTAACAGAATATGATGGTACAGCTTATAGAAGATTAAATAACCCACAAACTGATGGGTCATCTGTCACCCTCCTCAATTCGAACTACACTATGACTAGCAGTGGAGGCCCTATCCTTAAAACACGTTATAAAAAGTTTGGGGACTCCTCTGCCTTTTTTGATGGTTCGGATGATTTTATTTATTTAGCAGACTCAGATGACTGGTATTTTGCTGATTCTGACTTTACTATTGATATGCAGGTACGATCTAATTCTTATGCTGTTAATTCTATTTTTATGTCTCAAGCAGCAGATGTTAACAATCTTTGGTCACTTGGGTATGATACTACTAATGGGTTTACTTTTAGAGCAGTATCTGCTGGAACAGAAGTTGTTAATGTGACCCATGCTGCTTCAACTGGTTACTCTGCAAATACTTTCCATCATGTAGAAATTGTTCGCTCTGGATCTTCTTGGACTTTATATAGAGATGGAACTTCTATTGGTACACAAACTACTTCTAACGTGATGCCCGATATATCTGCCCAACTTGAAATTGCAAGACAAAATGTTACTTCAAACTATCAATACTTTAATGGATTTTTAGATGAAACTCGTATCTCTCATGTAGCTAGAGATACGGCAGCATTTACTGCTCCCGCTTATCAACATTCTACTGATGACAATACAGTTTTTCTATCTCATTTTGACGGGGCTAATGATACTGCTACTTTCCAAGATGACCATGCAACTATAGAAGACTTTTTATTCTATCCTGATACTGGTGAGATTAATAAAAATATCGGAGATGGTACAGGAGACTTTGGGTTAACTATTATAGGAGCGTCAACTTTCAAAAATTATCCTCGTGGAGTGCGTGTCACGTATAAATCTGGATATGATAGCGATTCTGTCCCCCAAGATTTATTGATGGCGACTATGGACTATATAAAAATGTTACATAAAGAGCGTCAAGAATCGCAAGGATTTACTTTCCAAGGAGAGAGTGTTCAGAATGTAGCTCTAAGTGCTAATTTTCCTGCCCATATTCGTCGTATTTTAGAATTATATAGAGTTGTTATGTAATGGCTGAAAATATCCAAGTTGTAACTATTGATATTCCTTTACAACAAAGAGGTATTAAAGCGGCTATAAAAGATGAATCCGCTTATAAAAAGCTGATTCAACAAACTCAATTTTTTACAGGTCCTGCTAGAGCTAATGCTAAAAGAAGAACTAACAAGGTTCAAGCCCGTATCGAATCAAGAGTAAGTAGGCTACTAAAAACAAAGTTAGTTCAAGGTAAGCTTGGTAGAAGTGATGTTCCTTCAGATTTTTTACTTACTGCTACCTCTCCTCTTACAAAACTTTTAAAAGACAGAATAGCAACAGAGTTTAAAGCTTCTGGGGGACGAGGTCTAAAAGTAGGGCAGTTAACTTTGGCTTCGGAACGTAATTTAATAGTCCCTACTACTAGTAGAGAAGCGGCTACTACAACTTCAGTAAGCTCTATCAAAAAAGAGGTTGGAATTGGTTTTACAGGAGACTCTACTAATTTACTAGATTTAGCTTTTGAGGCAGGGCTTATTTCAGCAACAACAGAAGGTGCTGATATTACTGGGTTTGTATTTAACACTTTATTTGCTAAGAGCAGGGATGCGAAAAACATTTTTTATGGGAAAGCTAATGCTCTAACTATCTACAGTACCTCTACTTTAGGATTAAGAATTTCTACTTTTACTGTTCCACCGTCAGATTTTAATGCCTCTAATATGAAAGCAGAGATAGGCAGAGATAAAGCAATTGTCTTATATGTTAATGATAAATATCAAAATGAAATATTTAATGCCTTTAACAAAGCTATAGTTGAAGAGTTTGTTGGAGCGGAGACAAGAGACTTTGTAAAAACAGAAACTGGGAAAAATGTTGAAATTATAGCTTTACCTTACGGTAAATTTTTAAACTATGGAGCAGAAGTAGAAAATAGTATTCGTACCGGTAGTCCTGTAAGAGCTAAGGTTAGGGCAGATCGTAACGCTAAAAGAAGCGATGCTCTTAAACTTATCGGAGATGCTCAATTAACATCGTTAGTTCAACGAGAAACAGAAAAGCGTATGCCTAAAGGCCCTCCTAGAGGAAAGCCTCTTAGCAATACGGTTTTAACTTACCGCTCTGGTACTTTTGTAGAATCTATTAAAGTTATACAGAATTTTCGCCAAAGATTAATTACTTATTATTATGCTCCTAACTACAAAGTACATGAAAGAAGAGGTGCTAGAGCGCCTAGATTCTTATTACAAGGCTCTATTAGAGACACTGTAAGAGCAGTGTATGGAGAACGTTTTAGAATCGTAAGAGGTTTTTAAACTGGGCACGAATCTGTTTTAAGAAATTAAGATTTGCTTTGTAAAAAGCAATTTGCTATACTATGAAAAGGTAGAAAATAAATGGCTTTAAGTCGTAGAAAAGAAATCACTGAGCTACTGGTGTCTGAGTTAAAAAAGATAAACGGTGATACCTCTACGTTTGATGCCTCTTATACATATAATTTAAATATTTCAAATAACTGTTTTCGTCGTATGAAGTTTTTAGACGAAATTAACGATTTTCCTACCGTGTGTATAAATGCTGGGTCAGAAACCAGAATTTACGATACATCAGGATTAACAACCGGAGAACTAAATCTAGCCGTAAGAGCCTACGTTAGAGACGAAAATCCTATAACAACCGCAGAAAGTCTGGCAGATGATATAGAACACGTCGTTTATAATTTAGGAGACAGATCGAGCAGTGGATTACTTGATATGATTATAGAAGGTGTATCCACAGATGAAGGTTTAGTAGCTCCATTTGGCATACTAGAAATTGATATTTTGGCAAGATACCAATTAAACATATAAAGGAGTTTATAAATGGCTGCGCAACTTAACCTACAAAGAAACACAAAAGTGTTTATGTCCACCGTCGATTTGGCTGGTGGAGCTGCTCATTCAGCTATGAAGCCTGCAAATACTTGGCAAGTTGAAATTCTTGCTGGTTATGCGGTTTCTCAGACTGCAGCAACTCAGGACATCACTTCACTAGAAAGTGGTTTGACACCTGATCGTTCACAACAGAGATTTAACACTGCTCTTAACCCAGTTGACTGGAACTTCCAGGCATATCTTAAGCCCACAGGTCTAGAAAAGACCGCCGGTGCTACAGATAAACATGCTTCTGGTAATTCAATGCCAGTCGCTGACTGGTTCTTATGGCAGGGACTTATGAGTAACACATCTTGGGCCTCCGGCGCCGAGATTAGAAGTACATGGCAAACAGAC